TTACCATAATTACAACAATAAATAAAAAGTCAGTACCGAAGCACTGACTAAAACTTATTTACATTTACCGAACCAAAAACATGTCCAGAAACTATAACCAAAGATTAGTTTAAACATTTTATTCACCTCTCTTATATGCCCATAAGCATACGCAATAATGCTATAATTAGCGACCCAAATATTGTCCCAACTAAACCAAGCACCCACATTTTCATATCACGTATGTTCTTATCATTTTCTTTCTTATTCTTTTCATCTATTTCTCTTTCTTTTTGAATAGCATCTAAGGTTTTATCTAATTTAATGTTAACTTGCTCTTGGGTTTTTTGACCTAATTTAATTTCGTTGAGTGTGCTGAGCATTGTTTTATCATTCTCTTCTAACCTTCTGATGCGCCATTCATGTTCGTGTTTTTTGAACCACCCCAATTCAGTACACCCGCTTTCTAAAAGAATAAAGATTATGAGTATCTAACTCATAGCTTTTCATACTGTTTCAGTGTTAACTGTTACCTCTGGAGATAAATCTGATCTTTCAACTACTTCTTTAACTACTTTCACACGTTGTTTTTTGTTAGTTAATTGATATAACAAATTTAACGTCTCCGCAATTTTCTTAGCGTTTTCTTCAGATTTAAAATCTTGAGCATGGTTAACCATTTCAGAAGTTGTAAAACTTCCTGTGAAATCTTGATATACTACACGTTCTGTACCTTCTTTGTCGATTTGTACTAAAATAAACCTTTCTGTATTGTTGATAATTTCTTTTGCCATAATTAAATGACCTCCTTAAATTTTTGTATAAAAATAGTGCTAAAGATTACTCTTCCTCAGCACATTGTTGATTTTCTTTATTTTCTTGTATATACGCTTTTAACATCGCGTTTTCTTGTGTTAACCTCATAATTTCCTGTGATAAATAATGAATTGTATATTCAGGATTAGCTTGTAATCCTTGTTTGTTATCCTGCATTCTTTGACTCCTCCAATTTCTTGATTCTTAGTTGTTGTTCTTTGATAACAGGGATAAGATGAATCCATAGACGATCATACGCTATACCTTCAATTTCTCCTTTGTCATCATACGTGACAAACTCTTTTAATCCTAAATTCTCCACCTCTTCAGCAATCAAACCTACGTATCTATCAAGTTTATAGGTGTCTTCCGATAATTTTCTATCTTCTCTCAGCTCTCTAGCTAAAATTTCAGACTCAGCTTTATCAAACCACGTTCTAATAGGTAAGTTAAGAATAGCTTTTGAATGTTCCAGTTGTTCATCTCTATCGTTATATTGATTTTCGATAGATAACTTGTATTTACGCGCTGATGTCGAACGCCCAATTGTGCCAGCAGAAGTAATATGCAAATTAGCTGCGGCCGAATAAGTACGTCTATAAATTGAGTTAGAAGCTATCCTATCTCCTGCATCATCTGAACCTACAGACAGTAGGTCTGTACTCTGTATATGAATATACCTATTACCATCACGTCGTTTCAGCACATTAAATTTGCCATACCCTGCTTCGATTGTTGTATCTCCACCTGTTGCATATCGTCCATTAACAATTTGAACAAGACCTTTATTTCTTTCTTTAGAAAACCTGATACCCGCACCGTAATCATAGTTCTCATCAGAACCAAACATAATATAACCGTCACTCGAATAAGCATTATCTGCATTAGACAGCGTGAATGCAAATCGGTTTAATCCAGGCACTTTGTCTGTGTTTGGATATAAATACACCGGTGCCTGTTTGCTTTTGATATTCGATGAAGCGTAAGACTCCAGAACAACCCGATTATTATCTGACGTTAGTGCAACGACACCACCATAGGAATTGATTGTTATGCCATTCATACCGCTATCACTGTAAGTTTTATCCCACCATTGAATAGTACCGGATGAACCTCCGTCTTCGCCTTCTCCATCAATATATGTTGAAATACCAAAATGTGACATATAAAGTGAACCGCCTGCGGTATTATTTCTAAACCTTAGATGTCCATCTTTAAGACGTGTGAATATATCATCGGTTGATCGTTTGCCTTTCCAAGTTCGTTGCACAATACCACCTAGTTCAATAGAATCATTCTGTATTTGAACATATCTGTTATTGTTACCGCCTTTAATTCCAATTCTATTAACATTGATATCAAGACCCTCTCTTGATAAATTAAGGCTGTTGACAATATCGGTTTTATCTACTTTATCTCGCATATTTTGGATAAGAAGGTTTATTTCTCTATTACCGTTAATATCAATTTTATCAGCATTTAATCTAATACCACGTGGCCCCACATTTAAAGCTTGAGCCACTCCGTTATCATCATATCTGATTGTTGTTCCATCTGTAACGTTTTGGACAATCTCGTTTAATATATTTGAAAGTGTACGATTGGTTGCATTAAACTCTTCTTTAGTAGTTCTTAATTTGATTTCCTTACCATTTTGTATAATTTGAGAACCATAGCGAGTCAGTGTTCTCCTCTGTGCATCTGTGCTTTCTTTGACCTTGTTGTCTGTATAAGCATTAGCTTTCTTTTCAGCGTTTCTAGCCTTTAGTTCTGCGTTTTGTTTTGCCTCTTCAAGTTTAGCTTGAGCATCTTGTATAGCGCGTTGCTCTTCTTCCGAAATTTTACCATCAGCATACGCTTGCGATTCCTTCTCTTTAAGATTATCTTGAGCATCAATGTATGATTTTAAAGCTTCTTGCGCTTCTTGATTTGCTTGTTCAATACTTGCTTTAATCTCAGGATTATTGGACAAATCACTTAACTGGTCATCAGTATATTGTTTTTGTTCTTCCAATCCGTTTCGATATTCGTTTAACGTAACTTTATCTTTGATTTCACCTTTTAAAGTCGTTCTCTCAGCTTCAGCAGTATCTAAACGTTCAACAATACCGTCTTTGTCTGTTTTATAGTCCGATGTTTTTACATAGTCACGTAATTGTTCTTTTGTGGATTCTCTAGCTGCTTCAATAGCTGATTTAACAACATTAGGTTCTCCGACTAACTGCAAATCTTCATTCACCGTTAAACCAAATTTTGTTGCTATTATTTCCAACGCTTCTTTATATTTTTCATCAGTGTATTGTGACTGTAATAATTTAAATCTATCTGAAATGGCGATTTTGACATCTTCTACATCTGTATAAACATCTTGTAATTTCTTTCTATACTCAAGAAATAAAGTTTTTGTATCTACCAACCGACCAATCGTTGCAGTTTCGGGTGTCATAGATTCTAAATTATTTTTAATTTGATTATAAACATCAATCACAGCGTCTAAACTTGCTTGTAAGTCCGCTTTCAAATCATTATCTACTAAGTACTCGCTATTCAGTAATTCTGTAGCTTCTGACAAAAGACTAGCGTGTTGTATAGATAAATTAATAAAAATATTGTTTAATTCACTGAATAGCGCTTTCTCTCTTGTTATACCACCTAATTTTTCAACATCATTTGGTGTTGCTTCAATCCATCGACCATTCCAATATCTACGCAAGACAGCAACATCAGGGTTACTTGTATCATACCAAAGCGTATCATTGACTGGATTTTCTGGCGGTGTATCACTTTTATGAATTTTGCGTTCAAAGTATTCTAATTCACCATCTACAACATCTTTTACTATAGTATTGATATTGCTAATATTGTCGTTTAATTTTTGGTGTATTAGGTTTAATCGCTTGTTAAACTCTTCTCGTAATTCTGATTCTTTGAACTCTTTAGGTTGACCGAATGTATATGTGCTATTTTCTGAAATTATGTTATATTCTTCAGCAATAACTTCTGCCTCTACATACAATGGCGGGTTAAAATCTCTATGTTTTACTCTGACTGTATCGCCAATTGATATAATCTCGTGCGGATACGTAACTTCCAAATCAGTAGAAGTAATCTCATATGACATAACTGCCGACTTACGTTTATTTAACTCTGTTTTGGCTAAAGAACTTAATCGTGTTTCATTCATATTTTGATCATCTGATTGTGGTTCATATATCCCCCAAATATAGCGCATAGGTAGGTTGAATTGACTTTGCGCTTCGTCATCTGTCACAACTAGCTCTAAACGCTTCCCTTTGTCATTTTCAGGTCCCACAGCAATTAATGCTGTTTTGATTTCTGACATATCAATCTTCCTAGTTAACCCGACTAAATCTTTACCATATTCAATTTCTTTACCTTTGAATAAGCTGTTTTTCTTTTTGAGTACTACATATCTACCTTTGACGGTATTAGAGCTAAGCTCAATATAAAAATCTAAAACCATTTTATAGGTTGTACATAATTGCTTTAAAACTTCATATCTAGTTTGATAAGAAGTCCATGACGTAGTACGTAAACCATCGTATTCGGTTTGTTCAGAAACTTCCCAACCTGTATCGCTCAACACATCTTTCAATGCTTCTGAAGTTGTCTTTTTCTCAAATTTTCCTGGTGCATACGGTTTAGCTGTTGTTATATCAGCAAGATAAGACGCTATACATTCTATCTCTGTGTAGCCGTCCATCGTATCTTGAACCCAGTTAATAATAAATTCACGCCATTGTTTGTTTGAATCCCTTATAATAACACGATGTCGTTCACGGAACTTTTCAGCTCTTTCTGATGATATGAGCAGTTCAAGCATTTCTGAATTGTCATTAACATTACGTTTATGAATCGCTCTAACTAAGGAAGGGTCATCAGTAGAAAGGAAATCTATAATCTTGTCGTTAAAATCTAAAACATGTATCACACTCTCATCTCCTTTCTATAAATATCTATCTTGCCATTTAACCGTCGTATCAAAGATGTTTTCAGGTTGTATGATTAATTCACTGTACCCAGAATCAACATTGAAATAATTACTTCCAAACGATTTCTCGCTCAACATTGGTTCCTCATTGATGACAACACTTTTTGCTTGCATATCTATTTTCACTAAATCACCTTTTTGTATAATGACATCCCTTGCGCCTTTCGGTTTCGGTAGAATCTCCGTATTGAATGAACCTAATCCATTCATCTCCATCCACTTATAACCGTTATACTTCGCACTATAGATAGCTATGATAGAAGCTGGACGCTGATAAAACTTACCGCCATCTATCCACTCTTTCTCATCCATATCAATAGGTTTACGTCTATCTGGGTCTTTAATGTGATCAAATTTCCAAGTTTTAATAGAAAATTTATTACCTACTCTTCTGAGCCGCATATAAACAACGATTCTGTCCAAGTTATACATTATCGGTTTATTCTGATAGTCGTATATCTTTTTGGGGTCTCCTTTTTGGTTATACAACGTAACAACAATATGTCCTATTTTTCTATCATGATATTTATTTTCATAACCAATAGAAGCAAGTAACTTACCATCACTATCATAAATATGTTGTGCTGTTCTTCCGGCACCTTTACCTTTTTGTTCAACAATACATTTATAGGTAATTTGAAAATCTGTCATCGCTTTAGGGAGCCCTCGTTTTGTGCCAGCACCAACCCAACCTTTTGCATCAGGAAAATTAGTTGCTTTATATCCTTCGCCAAGATTGGATATCACAAAGTCACCGCCGACCTTACCACCTAAGTCATTACTTGGAATATCTTCAGTAATCATCTTAGTCCAACCTTTGAAATCACGAAACTCACTATGATAAACAGGAGGCATGTAATCCTTAACTTCTTTGGTTACCTCATCATCACCAACCATAAAATAATCTTCATCATTTTTAGTGATCATAAAGTAACTAGATGGTTTAATTGCTCGGGCTTCAACAATTAAAGGAGTGTCAGCAGTCCCACTATTTACAACTGAAACTTGGTCTGAAATCGCAGTATTTTTATTTCCTGTTACTGAATATTTGTAAGGGTCTGTTAGTACTACTTTGATAGTGAACTTAACAGGTATTGTAAATTCTTTGTGCAGCTTTATTGGTCCTTCAAAATAAGCGTTCCAGTACCAATCTTTAGATTTGAATTGTAATTTAACTTGTTCCTCGTAGTTAAAAAACTTTACTAATTCATTCAAGACGTCATCATATGTTTTAATGCCGTTGTGAGATAAATAGTCATTACGTACCACTAAAGGTATATCAAAACTATAAGATTCAAGCCTACGCCCTTTATATATAGCCCCCGAACGTCCATCTACATTTTCTGTTTTTAAAACATAATTAAAAGAGGGTATTTCAAACCCTCTTTCGACATACAACCAAGGAATTGTTTTGTTGTTCACTTTAATAGTGTCTATCATTGAATAGCAATTCCTCCTTTTCTAAACTTTACTTTTGTTGATTCTTGCCTTTCTCGCTTTTCTATAGACGCGTTCACCTTTTTATCAAAAGCGTATTCGTCAATAATCGGCTGATAATCTTTATCTGCAATCACATCGTTGGATTGCGCTATTTTCAGTAATAAAGCTATTTGTTGTTGCTGTTGTTCAATCATTTTCAATAATAAGCTTGGATCATCAAACCCATTTACACTAGACAATTGACTAGGACGCTTATTTTTACTCGCTTTTCTCCCTCTTACTTCTGCTGCTGCATAATGTAACATCTTCATTGCATCATTTCTACGAGCTGGATCTGTTGGAATAACCCATTCTGGATGACCGTCTTCACCTAAGTTATACCAACCATCAAAAACTTTTCCGCCTGTAGCATATGCGTAATCACCCGCACGCTTAAATCCATCCCAACCGTAGCGTCTAACAATGTACTGCATTGCTGAAATACCTTGATGAACCGGATTATTAAAGTTAGTATATCCACGTTTAGCGTTTGCTCTAAAAGTTGAGCCGATGATTTGGAATAATCCTCTTGATGGGTCTCCTCTTTGAGCATTTATATCCCAGTTATTCACTGCATTTGACTGGTAGTTACTTTCGCGCTTTGCAACTCGCATCATCTGGTCATGAATCCACTTACCTTTATAACGTCCTCCTAAAATACTTTGTGCTTGTCGGATTACTCGGCTGGCATAAGTTGCACCACTTCCAGAAGTAGCGCCACCGCCACCAATTGATAACCTACCTTTTTTCTTGGCATTCCTTAAATATGGTTCAGGGTCAAAATGTCGTCCATTTCTCCTCATTTCAAAATGTAAATGTGGTCCTGTACTAAATCCGGTATTACCAGTTAAACCAACAACATCACCGGGCTTTACCATCGTGCCACTAGGTGGTGATTTGCTAAAGTTTTTCAAATGCGCAAATAGCATATCGATAACTCCACTAGTAATTTTTACATAATTACCATAACCACCAGACATAAATGGCATTCTTGTAAGTCTGCCACCCATCGGCGTTCTAACTTCTTGATATACAAATGGAAAATCGACACCTTCATGAAATGGTCTTCCAGTTTCAGCGGTATAAGCTGCGGTACGTCCATAATGATATTTAATTTTGTCAGGGTCTAATATTCCACCGACTAAATCGCCACCGCCCATAGCTTCTAAATTTTCTTTTATCCAATCAGTAGCACTTTTCTTAATCTTAGACCATGCAGCTTTTGTTATGTCGCCTGCAATTCCCATACCTTTAGTTAAAGAATTGAAATCAATTCCAAAAGCTTCAAGTATATAATTTAAAAGTTTGCCTGGATTTTCCATAAAATCTAAAACATCGCCAACTTTATCGCCAAGCCATTTGGTACCTTTACCTATTTGATCTTTTGTCCAATTAAATGCCGATGATGCACCGGATTTAATATCTTTCCACATAGTACCTAAACTAAATCTTGGAAGCGTTCCGTTTAACATTGAATAAGTTTGTGCCCCGTTGTATACTTTTGAGCCTTTAGGTAAATAAGCGGTAGTATCTGTATTTGGTGTGATTACACGTTTACCATTAGGGAATTCAATCATTTCATTTCTAAAACCATTTGGACCATTTCCGCGTCCCTTGTCCCCAACTGTAGCGAATGTGTCACGTGCAATCTTACCGTTCTTAACTAATCTTGTAGTAGTATGTGTGTGCTCTGTACCAGTGTGTAACTTAGGTATTTTATCCATGCCCAACTTACCACCGACCCAGTTTAAACCTTCAATCAGCTTATTAAGTCCTTTTTTAATAGCGCTTACCATACCGCCGATATGATCTTTAATTTTACCAATGATAGATTTTAAACCGTCACGCATGTTTCCGAAGATATTACGTACTTTATCCCACAAACGACCAGCTATACCTACCGTGTTATCTTTAATAGAGTTCCAGATGTTTGACATCCAATTTCTTAACTTAGTAAATATATCTTTCGTCGCATTCCATAAACTTGTGAATTTAGACCTTACACCCGTAAATAACGAATGAGCCTTGCCGACGGTATTGCTTTTGATATTATTCCACGTACTAGATAACCAGTTTTTCATATTAGTGAAAATAGATTTAACACTATTGTATAAGAAACCGAAAATACTTTTCGTTGCATTCCAAATTGCAGATAATGATTTTGTGAAAATACCTTTGATAACACCCCAGATACCGGATATTAAACCTTTAAGCAATCCACCAAAGTATCTAACAACACCTAGAATCTTACCTACAAACCACAGTTGTATTAAATTCCAAATTAACTGCACAGTGCCTTTTAGTATCATCACAATACCGTCCCAAACGCCTCGCCAGTTACCAGTGAATAAACTTGAAAAGAACTTAATAAAGCCAAGTATGATATTTAAAGCACCTTGTATTACTCCTTTTATATTCTCCCAAGTACTGACAATCAAGGCTTTAACCGCTGGCCAAATAAATTGCATCACTTGCCAAATCGCAAACATGATTGGTTTAATTACAAAATTTAAAATAAATTCAAATATCGCTTTAATAAAGTTGCATATATTTTGAAGCGCTTGAACAATAGAAATTCCGTTTTCATTAAAGAATCCATTAATTTGACTCCAAATATCTTTAGCGAAATCAACGATTGCTGAAACCGCTTGTTTAAAGATGTTTTTAACGGAATCAATGAAAGGTTGGATAAATTGAATGAAATTACTAAACGTTTGTTTAACACTGTTAATTGCACCATTAACAAAATTTCTGAATGTTTCAGATTTCTTATAAGCTATTGTAAATGCGACTGCTAAACCAGCCAGTACACCTAACACGATACCAATTGGACCAGTTAATGCTGTGAAGACTGTTCCTAAAATAGGTACTTTAGTTGATAAAAAACTAATCAATCCGTCAGCCTTTGCAATACTAGCTAATAATGGAGCTAATACAGTTACTGCGTTGCCAACTGTGCTTATGAATGCACCTAATCCAAAAACTACAGGACCAATTGCAGCAGCAATACCACCGAATATAACAATCGACCTTTTAGATCCATCACTTAAACTTGAAAACCAATCAACCGCTATAGATAGCTTTTTGATTAGTTCTTCCATTACTGGAGCAAACGCACTTTCAATAGAAGCCCATACATCAGCACCTACTAATTTAAGTTTATTCATTGCTACTTTAAATCTTTCGGAGCCACTTTCAGAATCTTTAAATGTTTGATTGACCGTTCCTTGCGAATCTTCGATAGTTTTTAAGAACTCTTGGTAACTAAAGCGACCGCCTTTAATAGCATCTGCTAAATCAGGACCTGCTTTTGCACCAAATGCTTCAATCGCTAAACTTGTTGCGCTAGCTATATCCGGTGTCCTTTCAATTTCTGCTAATGTCTTCTTAAATTCTTCTCTTGGGTCTTTACCCGCTTTACCCCAATTGGATATAGCTTTTTTCAAACCACTGAAGGCTATTTCAGTATTAACACCTGATTTCTCCCATTGAGAGAATAAAGCGATTGATTCTTTCATCTCAAAGCCCATAGCCCTCATTGGAGCACCGTATTTAGTAATGCTATCAGCTAATGTATCAACACTTATACCGCTAGCCTGTGCTGCTTTCGCTACCATATCAAGTACACTTTGATACTCATCAGCTTCAATACCTGCATCACCCATTGCACGCGTAATTAATTGAACGGCTTGTACGCCGTCAGAACCTGTTATGTGACTAAATTTCAAGAATGACTCTGTGGCACTCTCAAGTTCTTTGTCAGTGAAACCTAACCTTGTGTTAACTTCCCCTAAAACACCGCCTACAGTCTCAGCGTCTGCTGGAAAGTTGCCATAAACATCTTTAAATGAATTCTGCAACTTCTTAAGCTCTCCGCCGGTTGCTCCTGTTGCTTGGGTAACTGTATCTAAACCTTTATCAACTTCTGCAAAAGCTTTTCCTGATGCTGCTGCAATACCTAAAACAGGTGCAGTTACACCAATCATCAAACCTTTACCAATGGATTTTAAACCATCACCCATTTTTGTTAATTTAGGTCCCATACTTTCAAAAACTTTACTGGTTTTTCCCCAGCCACTTTCTGCCATTCTTTGAGCTTCAACTTGAGCTTTTTTGAACTCTTCAAATTCGGCTGATGTTTTTTGTAATTCTCTTTCTAAATAATTCAGCTCATTTGCTTGTTTGTTATATTCTTGTCGTAACTTTTGAGCTTCTGCACTGTTTTCGCCCTGTTCTTGAGATACCTTGTCATATTGCTTGGCTAAATCATCAACGTTTTTCTTATAACCTGCAATTGTTCCATCTAACTCTTTGATTCGTTGTTTATAACTATCAGTTGATTTCTCAGTATATTTAAAGTTGTTTCCAGTCAACTTTAAGTCTGAATTTAAGGTTCTAAAGTTTCGTTTAATTTCTGTAAGTGATCTATTTAAATTTGCTGAATCCAAATCTAAACCTATAGATAAACCTTTGATTCTTTCTCCCATTTTTTACCTCCTTTCTAAAAAAGTTCAAAAAAATAACCCTAACCAAACGGTTAAGGTTAAAACGCATCAATTAAAGCCTCTGCTTTTTCTTCAGAAATGTCATTGTTTTTATTTTGATATATGGAAAGTACATAATGAAATGGCATTTTTAAAACTTCGTTAGCGTCTTTACCATTTTCAATTAAGTCCATCATGAGAGTATCCATATTTTTCAACATTGCTTTATATGTTAAATCTTCAGGCTTTATTTCATGTTCTGGATAAAATTTCTAGTTTCCTCAGTTTGCTGACCTTGAGTAATGAAAATTACTTGTTCACGAAGTGCATTCATTCCATCAGGTGCATGCATACGTTCTTTTAGGTCTTTAACTGTGAATTGGTTATCGTAAATTTTTACAACCATATCCATCAATCTGTCAGCGATTTCTCTTGGTTTCATCGTGCTATTTTCGTCCTCAATATCATCGATTAAATCCATTGCTTCGTATACAATTTCAAATGAAATGAAGTGTGGTGTTAAGTACGTTTGTAATTTAATTTCATTTGCTTTTGGGTCTTCTACTAATTGAATAATGTTACGTTTTAATTTTGCCATTTTATAATACTCTCCTTATTTTCAAATAAAATAGAGGGGTTGCCCCCCTCTTATGCTTCTACATTTATTGTTATAGTGTCACTCATATTACCAACAGTTGCTTTAACCGTGGCAATGCCTTGCGCTTCTGCAGTGACTTGACCATCACTATTTATTGATACAACATTAGTTTGATCTGTTGTGTATTTTACTAGCTTCCTTTGATTAGATGGTTCTACTACAACATTTAAATCGTATGTGTTGCCAACTTTAAGTGTTTTAATGCTATCTGGTATACTAACCGACTTTACCGCAGTTTCCGATGAAGCCGGTTTCGTTACAAAGTTTCCGTATCCTCTGTCACGTTTCCAGTATATTCTTCGCCTAAAATTTTCTTTAAGAAAGCCTCTTCGCCTTTTTCACCGTCGCCACCATGATTTGTCATGTTAGCTGAGTCAAAGATATATTTACGTACAGACTTTTTATTATCAATTAAAGGGAAAAGTGCCTCACCTTCTACTTCTTCACTTGAGAAGTCCCAGTCTTTCTCAGCTGTTTCACCATCAATTTTAGGATTTGTAAACATAACTTTAGGTAATAAAACTGTTCTAAATGTACCGTCTCTACGCTCTTGTCTGAACCATACAGCTACGTAATTGTTTTGTTTACCTTGTTTCTCTTCGTAAACGCCATCTTCATCATAATCTTCATTAAAAACAATTTTGCGAATCTCTTTAGGGAACGCATGCATTTGTAATGAAATTTTACCTTCTCCGTCTGTATTCCCTGATTCAATTGGACCGCCATCAGCATAAGCTGTTTTTAGTTCTCCACCAGTTTCAACACCAATTTTTTGTAATCCTCTTGTTTTTGTAATATCACTATATTTTAATTCCGCGCCTTCTTTCGTTAATTTAGCGAAACCTAAACCAGTAATGTTAAAATACGCCTTTGGCGCACTTGCATGTTTTATTGCCATTTAATTTTCCTCCTTATAAAAAATGCCCTCGTAAACGCGAGAGCTTCTATATGTTTTAAATTCTTCTATATATTCCGGTTTTCCATTTGAAACATTTCCCATTTTTAGTTCAGACCATAATAACTTTTGAATACGATTAGATATCTTATTTCTTATGATTCTCGCATTATATTCATCATTGTACTTAACAAAAACATCTATTTGGACAATATAACTATATGCACACTCATCTCCGTCAGTATAAGTTGTAGGTATTGGGTCGTCGATATCGTCAATAACAATAAAAGGTACATCAGTATCTTTTACATTAGGGTATTTATTGAACTTAATATTATTGATATTTACGTGCTCTCTAATAATTCTGTCTTGACTAATCACTTCATGAACTTTGTACAAAATATCAATCACAATTTTTTCAACTCCCTTTTTAACGTTTCAAAATACTTATTTTGACCTTGTCTTATTGCTCTATTAATCCCACCCATAGCTTTAGGTTTTACAAATTTTCCTGACTTTTTCTCAACATGACCATTTTCAATTAAATGTACTATTCTAAATCGTTCAAAAGGCCCGCGCCACCTAATTGTAACAGTACGTTTCCCCTTTATCCATTCAGGTTCAGTACGACCAATCTCACTAATCAGCGCTCCTGAGTCTTCTGAAGGTTTGAGTTGTTTTTTTATTTCTTCAACAATTACCTTAGCACCAGCTATTAACGCCTTATCTTGAACTTTTACCATCTCTTTTATGCCAAAATGTTTTTCTAATTCTCTTTCTAATGCTTTATCACCTGTCACTTTCACACTCATGAACTATATCCTCCACGAATCATAATAAAGTCTTTATTATCCAAATCTGGTGATACTTGCTTTATATTCAAACGATTTTTGAAATATCTTGATTCAATTTCAAGATAATGTTCTTCACTGGGTAAATAATCACCTTGCGGATCACGAATATACAATTTAATGTCATTTTGCGTTCCGTTTGAGATAGCTTGTTCTAATTCACGTAACCAGACACCATCAATACTCGCCCAACAGCTATATAATAATTTTTCTTCTTTTTCTCCAGCTTCTGGACCATTATTTTCAGTATACTTATAAAAATGAACACGCGTATTTAAACGTTTAGTTGTAATTCTAGGTTTCTTAAACACTTTCTTCATCTTCTGATACCTCCATTAGAGATAACGAAAAATCTATTATTTCAGGTCTGTAATTGTCGTTGAAGTGTTCTAATAAATCTTGATAAGCATATCTAGCGCGTATAAGTATCAATTCTTGACCTATTAAATTCTCTAATTCAAAAACTCCGCACTGATTTTTTATACGCTCGTACGACATTTTTAACAACTGCTTTAAGTACTCATCCTCTGAATTATGGTCAATCTTTTCAAGTGATTTAAATTTGACAAGCAAATCATCAATCGTCATTGTCTTCACCATTCAATAAGTCGATGATTTCACTTTTAACCATTGAACTAGACGCTTTTTTTTGTAATGATTCGCATAGTTCTAATAATTCTTGTTTTGTCAGCTTATCTAAAGGTACGATATAAACTTTGTCGTACTTATTTTTGATTTGATTTGTCAACAATTCAACACGAGGATTGTTATACCCTTCAGCTGGATACAACTCCCCTACTTTGTACTTGTGTTGATTGTGCTCTATGTCTTTAAATTCTCTAACAACTTTAAATTTCACCATTTTATCACCTCATAAAATTTTATAGTGTTTCTTCGGTATCTTCTAAAGCTGGTTTATGTCCTTTTAAATCTAATTTCCAAACAGCAGCAACTTTATTATCTTTCGCTTTGCCGTAAGCAAATTGTTTTGCAGTGTATAAATCCATATCATCTAACGCAAGTGTTTCTTTAAATTTCTGAACATTAATACCACCAGCTAAATAACCATCATATAGACCTTTAACGTACGTTAAAACCTTACCTGCTTCTTGAACTGTAGACTCAATAACATTCAAATTAAATGGTAAAGCAGTAACATATACGCCATTTGCATTTAAATGTGTATACTGTGCTTGAACCTCAAAAGCATCGGACGGATTAACAACCATTGTTACATTACCTTTAACCGCTACTGATTTACCTTTCTCGTTAGTTGAGTGGTATTTAAACACTTGCGTCAATTCATTAACCGTAGCGCGCGGATTAGCAAATGTAAGCGTACCTTGTTCTTCTTTCTCTGGATAAGCACCATCAGTTACCGATACACCTTTTTGTACTTGACGGTTTAAGCCAATCGGTTGGTCTTTACCAGTACCTTTTAAGAACGCAGTTTCAAGCGCCACTGCAAATGCTTCTTCGATTTGAACACGAACAAATCTTTCAATCCACGCAGGACCAAAATCATTTAAATCTTTTGGTAAAACAACAAACGCTGTCAATTTATTTTGAATTGCTGTTTCTTCACTGAACGCAGCATCTAATTGACCTTTAATTTCACCATAGATTTTACCCCAAACAGCCACGCCAGAAGTTTCGGATTTTAAGAACTTCAAACGCAAACCAGCATTTTTAATACCTAAGTCAGCTAATAATGGATGATTCGTTGTTAAATCTTCGAAGATTCTATCAATTGTTTCTTCTGGTAAAAGTTTTTCTTCTTTATATCCAACACTCTTATTGATATCCATAAAGAAATTTCTTTGGTTTGCACTCAAAGTTTGTGCTGATTTAGGTAAACTAGAAACTCTTTCAGCTTCTGCTTTTGCTTGTAATTTAGTTTCTTCAAATAGTTGGTTAATCATGTCACCGTACAATTCATTTTGTCTTTCTTGCGGTTCACCGTTGTTTACTGCATTAATAAATTCGTTTTTCGCATTTGCGAATGTTTCCGATAAATTTATAGTCATTTTATGACCTCCTATTTTTGTATTAAAAAAGGAATCTTGAAAATCCATTTGCTGATAATTTACTATCTGCAACATCGATTTCTGATTCCTTTTCTTTCATATTTATTTTTTCAATTACTTTATTTGCTATTGCGTCAATATCAATGTTAACCTCTGGCGTTTTACTTACCAAAGCTGTTACACGATTTAATACATCTTTCGATAACACTTGTGTATCGCTTGCTACAATTTGCATATTGTCGTTTTCAAACATTTTACTATCCGCAAAACCTTGTTCAATGGCTTCATCAGCATTTAGCCATGTTTCCTTAGCCATCATTTCTATAAGTTCTTGTTTGTTTTTACCAGCTCTAACCGCATATGCCTCAGCCATTATTTGACCAACATGTTCTAATGTTTCTGCAGCATGATTTAGATCTTTCGCTTCTCCTTGCGCAATACTTGAAGGATTGTGAATCATCATTCTAGCAACCGGACTCATTTCGATGTGGTCACCAGCCATTGCGATAAGCGATGCCGCACTTGCTGCTATTGCTGTGATACGAACATTCACTTTGCCTTTATGAGCTCTTAAATGTGTATATATTTCACTACCAGCTACTAGGTTACCACCATTTGAGTTAATTATAATATCAACATCTTCATCACTAAATTCTAGTTGTGTTAAAACATCTTTAGGACAAGTCGAATCCATACCAAGCATTTCGTAAACCCATTTATCTTCGTTGGAAACGATGACGCCTTTAATCTCCACTTTCATCTTCATCACCACCTTTCAATGTACTACCATTTTCGTTTGCTTTTTCGTAGTTCTTCGTCACTAGATATTCGTCTAATTCAGGATTGTCAGACGGTTCTTCACCTAACATAATCCGCACCTCATTCCTTGTAAATGAACCAGAACTTACAAGTTTGTCAATTGCTTCAGCATATTGAAGTGGGTCTTTTTTATTCACACCGACAATTTCTATTCTTGTATCTTTCAAATACATGCTTTGAGTTATGAGTTTCGCGTTTAATTCGTTCTGAATCTTTTTTAATAAAGGTGTTAAACAGAACTTCTCAAATACAAGCGTGTTTTTTTCCAAATCAGCTGTTTCTCCGTAAATCAAACCTGGGGGTATACCAATCATCAACGCAACATTTTTTATTGCATCTCTCATTAGCTCACTCAATTCAGAAAAAGGCATGTTACTATTCTTACCACCATTAGATAATTCCTCATAATCAAAACCTTCTATCAAAGGCGCGATTGCTAGTTGGTTTTTATTAAAAGTATTGAATAATTTATTTGTGAACGCTTGTAATTTTTCTATATTCTTTTCGTCATATGCGCTAGAGGCAGATTTCAAAATCCCTCTTATTTGATAGTTTTTTAATTGTGCACCTATCATTCTTCCGAATATTTTCCCGTAATCTTCGAATAGACTTTCTACAAAGTGTGTCACTTTATTGTTGTTGTACTTTAAATATATGACCTCTTGCATTGTGAAAGTACGTTGATAAGTATAATCTTTAACCGTTACATCTTTGAATATATCATCATACAAAGCATACTCTTCTCTGTAAAAGCTATCTGCGATAAGTAATTCTTTGCTGTCACTTACTACGATTAAAACCTCGTTATCGTAAATTAGTTTATATATAACTTGTTGCCAAAAACTATCGCTTGATAAGTCAGTATTTGGTTTTATATTTAACTTGTAGTAAACATCATTCTTTTGAATTCTATTACCTTCCAATACTTTAAAATGACTTTGAGCGACAGCTCGCGCAACAAATTCAATACAACTATCAATCGCTAAACGTTTCACATACGCTTGTTGTGATAAATCTTCTATCATATCTAAATCAAGCATATATGATATATCTTTCCTAGTTTTAAATATCTTTTCTAGAATACTCATGTCTCACCTCCTCTATTAGAAATCTATACTCATTAATGCATCAAGTGCTTTAGACATGTCTTTGTCTACTATATCATCCGCTCTATATAACGCATGAACAAATGCCATAAATCCATCCGTTTTACGTCTGACTTCATCTTTTTTGATATACTCTTTATTTCCATCCGGCTTGATTTTTACAGCAACATTATTAGTAAACCAACGCATCAAAGGATTGTCTCCATATATTACGTTATGTTTCGCAAACATTGTATCGATACGTGGTGCAAGTAATCCATGTATTGCTTTTGGATTTCTAAGTACTTCAAGTTTTATGCCAGCATCCTCAAACGCACGTCTTACAATATCAGTTCTATAATTATCAGCTATGACTTTTTCAAGCCCATATTTTTCTCTAGCCTTTAAAAACCAATCAACTATATATTCAATTTCAATGACATCATCATCGACAATGGTCAATAATCCCATTTTTTCCCATTCTTTAATAGGAGGTTCTAATTTGACATCATCCAAAAACCCTTGTCTTACAAACGAATGTCCTAACCAAATGTAATCATCGTTTTTTCGGAATAATAGCCCTACACTTGCAAAATCTCGAATGTTTGCAAAGTCTAAACCACCAATACACATTTGATTATCTAAATTTGGTATCTCTCTATTAGTCGCTAGTATTTCTTTCCATGGTGCTATTACTTTTTCAAGGTCAACTTCAGGCAAATTCATTCGCTTAGTCATGAATTCGGGCTTATTTGAACGGTTGAATGGTAAATCGTTATATTCTTCTTCAATCGTACTTAGCAGTGTTTTAGCGTATTCTGATAACGGTTTATGTAACATTGGGTTCGCCTTTTCCCACGTCTGTCTGTCATCAACTTCTTTTGGATCGTCTAACTTACAATAAAAAGCAAACAATCTACTATTTTTAACCTTGCCACTTAATACACTTGCAATTTTGTGCTTCATTGCATCGATATAACCCTCTCTAACAAAACCATCAGTACTTATATAAAACGTTCTTCTATTTTTCTTTTTACCTAATCCACCACGTTTGACGTTTACCATTTCAGGACCAAAGAAATAATGAATTTCATCAAAAATAACACACCCCTCACGTCCACCGTCTTTGGTTTTTGTGTTTGATGTGTTATATCGAATAACCGATTTAGTTGCACGGTTTATTATTTTTGCTTTACTAACTTCATAAGGAGCTTTTGGCGTTTTACCCGTCTTATTTCGTTTGTTATCCATTAAAACGGTTCTGATTTCATCAAACGATGTTTTTGCTTGATCTTCACTATTAGCAATAATGGAGATGTGATATTCTTTAACTCCGTGTAAGGGCGTAGAAAGAAAATCACTAATAGCACTTATTAGACCGTTTTTCCCGCCTCCACGTCCCATGAAAATAGCAAATTCTGTAAAGAAAGCTTCATCTGTATTTTTATCTATAAGAAATATATTAGCTATGATAAACCTTTGAAATGGTAATGTTGGAAAATACCATTTTTCAATAAATTTGATACAATCCTCGATTTTCTGTTCATCAAAATATACATCATCTCGTGAATATATATGTTTTTGTAGATAATTAAAGAGATCAATTCTTTCTTTATTTAAAATTATCTTTCCTTGTTTCCACAAATTTATATATTCATCAACGTATTTATTACTAATCATAGGTAATCATCAGATGGCGTTTCTGTGTCTTCTTTCTCTTCGGGCAATAAATCCGATAATTGTTTGATTATTTTTTGATATGCAGCATCTCTAGCATTAAATAGTTTGGCTACTGGTCTTTCCCTTTCATATGGTGGCGCCTTTTCAGATTGAGTAAATAAATCATAATCACCTTTTTCTTTTATGTCTTCCCACATGTAATCAAGCATTACACGTAGCCTTGCTGCTTGAATAATTAAACCATCAACTACTTTTAATTTATTGCTAGGTATGTCTTTATATAATACTTGTAGCCTTTCTTTTTCTTTAAGCACTAAATTTTCATCGACTATAATCTCCATTTCATCACCTGCCTTAAAATGGTTATAAGAGGGGGGGTTATACATGGATTTTTAAAATTATCGCGAAGTTTACTCCCTAACCGTTCCCCAAGTATTTTGATCGCTTTTGATTTTTTTGACCCGGGGGTATTTACCATTTTTCGTCTTTCCATTTATTTTCTTTTTTTATAAATCTCTTTTCTTTTTTGTTGTGACATTTAATACACAGTGTTTCTAAATTGTTTAAGTCATGAGCAAACTCCGGATGATGTTGTAGCGATAATATATGATCTACATCCAACGACTTATGTTTGCTTTTGTCATATGTCGTTAACTTGCCGTCTCTCTTACATTGTTGACATTCATAATTATCTCTTTCTAGTACTCTTTTTCTTGTTGTTTGCCATTCTTTAGACTTATAGAATCGTATACGTTCGTCTTTAGTCATCATAATGTTTCACCTTATATAACTTAAGTAGTATCAAGACGCATCTATACTTGATGTGTAGTAATGTATTTACAATTAGTTTGAACATGTTCATACCTCATAAATAAAAAGACACATCACATAGTGATGCGCCTCTTGTTCATGCGTCGTATTAGCATTTAATAACTTTAAATATTAATCTGATACTAACATAATAAACTGTTTTAATGCGGACTTACATAGGGTAAAAGTCCGCTACACATAACCAATATACTTTGCTAACTTATCAATCAGTGCATTCCTTCTACGTAATATACTTGTCTTACTTGTACCAAAGTAATGTGCTATATCTTCCCATTCATAACAACCAATAGGACAATCCCAATATCTAAACCTTAATAACTCAAGCGTATCCTCATCACTTTCATCTATCAATCTATCTACACCGTTAACTATATTTCTTAATGTATTGTACCTGTTATCACTAAACTTCTTTATTGCACATCGTTCAATCGGGTTACCCGGCAAATTACTTTTGCCAGCTCCCGCATTATCTGGTTCATGACTTTCAAGTAATTCATATTCTCGCATCTTCAACTCTCTTCGATAGTTATCGATGTGCTGAATGTATTCTTCAAGCTTTTTGATATCGTGTTTCTCAATCTTTATCATTCAATGCAATACCTCCGATAATATAAATTACTTTTTAATATCGTTATTCATTCGCTTTAATTCAATCCTGTATTCTTTTAACCCGTTGTATCCTTTAGTTTTAACTACTTCATCAAGTAGATAATCATTCATATATCTGAGCGCTTGTATCTCCCTTGCACGATCACTATTAATACTGATACAAACTAATAGCAATATAGCAAATACAATAGTCATAGTAATCCACATCACTCACTTACCTCCGCTCGAAAGACGTAATCACTCGGCGCCTCTACATCATCATTAGCCGTCATCATAATATATACTTGCTCAGTTACATACTTACCTAGCTCATACATCGCTAGTAAGAATAATAGTCTTAGTATTTGCTTAATCATTTTTTATCTACCTTCTTTACTTCGTATAAGACCGGATATAAATTTAAAAAGTGTATTCTATATCCAATCGTCTTAACTTCTACTTTATCTCCAATTTTTAATTTAGCTTGTATATCTGCACTATCAAATTTCTTTTTGAGTAATAAGTCGGAGTTTTCAATGACTTGTTTGTTGTCTAATACAATATAGAACTTGTCTTCTTTATCTTGTCTCTTATTATATTTATCTGTAATTGTCCCTTGATGTACTTCTTTGTTTTGGTAACTAGCCACTGTATAGATAGGCGATATGACAACAAGCATCAGTGCGATTACGCCGAATAATCGCAGTATTCCANTTATTTAAATTTTTAGAACTCTAATTTTCTTAAGATTACTTTTGTCATTATCATTTGCATGAATTTTGTTATGACAGCTATAACAAACTGACATTAGATTATCTAAGTCTAAAGCTTTGTTAAAATCTTCATCAACATAAATAATGTGATGCACAATCTTTGCATCTGTTATAATATCTTCGCGTAAACACATTTGACAAAGATAATTATCTCTATCTAATGCTATCTCTCTTAACTTCTTCCATGCTTTTGAATGATAGAACCAATCGTATTGATATGACTTACGACCATGCTTATAAATGTTATTATGCTTGGTCATCTCTTACACCTCTTTGATTGCATAACAAAAGACACACCGCTTAGCGATGCGCCTCATGTATTTATGTCGTATAACTTTCAGATAACTTTATACATCTTTCCGATACTATCATATTACTACAGATTTGTAGGCCTTTTGCACAATCTTTGCACAATGTTATTTGATACCTGCATGATACGCTATCGCTTTAACAAAGTTCTTTCGTATTGTAGTAACTGTATTGCGATGCATGTGACAAGCATCCCCTATTTGTTCTATCTTTAGCTTCTTATCTTTATTCCAATACTTTAACCTTATTACTTTCTTATGATCTTCAGGTAACTTTAAGTACTCACTTTCAACTGCTTCAACCATCTCTTCTAAGTTACGTAACATCTTATTAGTCAATAACCTTGTCGCCATTAACTCAGTTGTTCTAACTGGCTCTCCTTTTTGTAACGGTCCATACACAATGTTGGTGTCTAGTTCTTTCGTTGGGTTAAGTATCTCCATTCTCAATCTATTTATCTCTTTCTTGTTCTCATTTAAATTATATATTTCTGATTCAATATATTTAAATGTTCCTGGCTTAATATCATATGATGCCTTTCCCATCTTATACCTCCATTACTTATGCTTAGCTATTCTTGCTTTAATAGCTTTCATCAATTCTTCTTGCGTTAGTTCTTTATTTTGTAAAGCTTTATATACTCTTTGATCTATTGTGTTATCGGTCATGATGTGATGAATAATAGTCGTATGATTTTGTCCTTGTCTATATAATCTAGCATTTGCTTGTTGGTATAATTCCAAGGACCATGTAAGTCCAAACCAAACAATAATGTGCCCACCTTGTTGTAAGTTTAATCCATGTCCTGCACTTGCTGGATGTGCTATAAGCAACTTAATGTCTCCACTGTTCCAACGTTCTTTATAGTTTGAATCCTCTAATGTGGTTGCTTCCTTAAACCTTTGAAGTATTCTTTCTTTATCGTGTTTGAAGTTATAAAACAATAGTATTGATTGGCCTTGAGACTCCTCTATAATTTCCTCTAACTTATCTAACTTCTTATCATGTATAAGTCTTACATCTTCCTCATCTGTATAAACTGCGCCGTTAGATAGTTGAAGTAGTTTCTGACTTAATGATGCCCCATTTTGAGCTACAACTGTTCCTTCTTCTTCCGATTCTAAAATATAGTTTTTTTCTAATTCTTCATATACTTTTCTTTCTTTTTCTGATAAGACTACTGTTTGTTTAGTATCAACTCTGTCAGGCATATCCAGATAATCTTTCGCTTTCATGCTTAAACATATATCTTCTATTTGTTTATATATCTTTTCTTCAGATCCGTCTCTTAGCTCCCACTTAAAAATATGTTCGCTAACTTGATGAGTTGGTTTAAAGTACCTTTCTCGATAACGACTGAATGAAGACTCAAGTCTTTCACCTCTGTCTATCAAATAAACTTGAGCCCATAAATCCTGTAAACTATTTGGACTAGGTGTTCCTGTTAATCCTATAAATCTATTAATGAGTGGTAATTTCTTTTTAATAGATTTAAACCTTTGACTCTTAGGACTTTTAAATGTAGACAGTTCATCAATCACAACCATGTCAAATGGCCATTCTTTTTTATATTGATCACATAACCATTTAGTATTTTCTTTATTGGTTACATAGATATCAGCCTCTGTGTTTAATGCATCATTTCTTTCTTTAGGTGTTCCTAAAACTAAAGACACTTTCAGATGATTTAAATGGTTCCACTTATCAACTTCATCAACCCATGTATCTTTAGCAACTTGTTTAGGTGCTATAACTAACATTTTTTTAGTGTCTAACAACTGCAATTCACTAAATGCTGTAAGTGTTGATACTGTTTTCCCTAGACCCATATCTAAAAACAGACCGTATTTCTCATTATCTATCACTTTATCTATTGCATACTTTTGATAGCTATGTGGTTTGAAGTCAATCGCCAAATGTTCCACCTACCATTCTGATAAAAGTATTTACTTGTTCTTTATTCCATAACACATATACTTTATGATCTCTATTTTCAAATTGTCTATGCACATATTTTTGTAAAGGATGCAACTTTCCTTTTTCTTGCTTCATTTCTACAAAATATGTTTTTCCTTCTGGCATAATAATAATTCTATCTGGCACACCTCTTGTTCCAGGTGCAACCCATTTTAAACATAAACCGTTTAGCTTTGTTATCTCTTTCACTAAATATTTTTCTAATGTCGATTCTTTCATATATTCACCTTGTATACAAAATTTATATTTGTGTTCCGATGTTGCATCAATTCTTGCCAAACTTTTAAAAATAGCTGTTAGAAGGTTACCCCTATACCTCTTTACTCCCTAACACTACTTTTTAAACTTTATAGTGAATTTGATGCAACATTGGAAACAAACAGGGTTGAACCTTACAGCGAGAAGGGAAAGAGGTGTTGTATCATTTGTTGCATCAATGTTGCATCACTAAAAATGATGCAACATCTGATACAACACTCTAAAATGTATATTTATTCAATATTTATTATATTAAATCTTCTAAACTTTCATCTCTTACATAAGCTATCTGTACACCATAATCTTTTCCAAATCGAATTTTCCCACTTTTATTACCATCATATACAGACCAATTGTCTAATTGTCTTAAGATGTTTGAAATCTTTCTAATTTCCATAGATCCTCTACTATCTCCCTTATCTTTACCAAAACATTCAACAAACACTTCAAGCGCACAGACCTTATTTCTTTCAACGTAATCTACATTTCCTGTTGGTAACATATCAACATCACCTTGATAAAATCGTCTTCGTTCAAAGATAGTTAAGTCATCCCAATTGCTAGGAATTGGTGTGTTAAGATATTCATCAATAATGCCTGTATATGGAGATTCCTCAGTATGTTTGCTTTGTATTGAACGCATTTCTTCTTCTAGTTCAGGGTTGAGGAATAACTCTTCTCCTTGTTCATAATAATATTTAGCTTCTGCCCAAATTTGGTCGATCTCTTCTTTGGTTAGTTTAGACCAGTTCACTTCAACTCTCTCTGGATTTACAGTCATTGGCCAAAAACGTCTTCCACCAGTTTCATCTCTTAAGAAATCAACTTTATTAGTTGTACCAATGAAAATACATTGCCTTGGAAAATCTTCAATATAATGTCCATAAGCAACACGAAACCGGTCAACTTGTTTAGATATGAAATGCTTAATAGCTTCAACTTCAGCTTTTCTTGTAGCTGCAAGTTCTGCCATTTCCATTAGCCAAACGCCTTGTAAGGCCTCATAGGCTTCTTTACCTGTAACAGAAACTAAACTGTCAGAAAACCATGCACCACCTAATTTTTTTAGCAAAGCAGATTTACCTACACCTTGAGGACCATAAAGTGTAAGCATATAGTCAAATTTACATCCAGGCTCCATTACTCGAGCAATTCCAGCAGTCAATGCTTTTTTGGTAGTTGTTCTATTCACTTCAGTATCTTCAACACCTAAGTATTTGATAAATAACTTTTCAAGACGTTTATGTCCATCCCACGATATTTTATTTAGATAATCCCTTACTGGATGATAAGCATTTTGCATTGCTACGCTTATAATGGCATCTTTTGTTTTACCTGAATGGTGTATGTCATAAATCTTTTCGATATAACTTCTTAAACTGCTATCATCACCGTCTTGCCATTGACGTGTCTTAAAATTAGTATTCCATGGCACTTTCCCTAAGCATTCAATTTGTTTTGTAAATTCATTAAATGCTATTTTTCCTTTTAAATTTGGATCATTACGCAATATAATTTCTATATTTGGGATACTAGCTTTGAAAGTACCTTTCGAAGTAATTTCTAACGTCTCAGACCATGCATCATCGCTATTTACTATTTCATCGAAATCCTGCATTGCATCAGACATTTTGTCGTTAATTAATTGCTTTTTAACAACTTCATCATTTTGCGCTCTTTGCTGCATTGCTTTATAACTAGGTAGTCGATTAACCGGAGTATCTGTTTTAGCGTCTTCATCTTGAGCACCATATAAGTGTATGCGTACTAAATCAAAACTGTTCACAAGCATACCGCTAACGGGATCCGTATTATGATGAGAATAGGCAAACTTGTTATTTTCGTATAACACCAATCCACCTGCAGTTGAACCTTCATGATAGGTATAACGGTTAGTAGAATGTTTTTCGTATAAGTCAGGAATAAAAGTTGATATAGCTTCTTCTATCGTATAGGCTCTACAAAATGCGCCAACAATTCCCGGCTTTTCTTCTGGGTCACCTTGCTTATCTGCTAATCTTTTAGTCTTACTCTCTTCCTTTGAAGACGTTGGCCATTCTAATGTGTCAGTCCAATCAACATATTCATTTAATATTTTATCTGGATCTAACAAAGGTAAATCTTCATAGGTAAAGAAAAATTCTGCATCATTGCTAGTTGAAGGCCAATACATTAACCTATGTGGTTGATAAGTTGTATCATCGAAGTAATCCATGCCAACGATATCTGCCACTTTACGTCCAATAGCTTCATACTCATCTGCATTTACATTCCGTTTTAAAGGAATCACTAAACGCAGTCTTGGACTTATCTCTCTATGCTTATGTGTTGAATATAAACAGTATGCAAAATCATAAAACATAGATAATATGTCGGTCATATCTTGAGCAGCATAATCGATATCAAGTGTTAGCATTGAACGATTCATGACTTGACCAGCACGCCGTTTCCCTTCTTTTAAATATCCGCCGACAAATCCACCAACATCTTTTATATCGGCTTGTTCAGACTTAGACATTTTATTGTACTCAGTTAAATCTTCTTTAGTTCTAACTGTTTGTGCTAGCTTCTGCATAAAGTCAGACCAAGCCATATTGTGATTAGTCCAATGTGTAGATAAACGACTAGCAGCATAAGAATATGAAACATCACGATCATATTTAATTGTTTCTATTTGAGTGACTTTGTCTAACATGTTCGGCTCCTTTCATTATTTTAGATAGAACAGAGAAGCCAACGCCTCTCTTTAGCTTTTAAATCTTTTTCTAATTCGTTCAACTTCATTTTCATAATCTTCTAAACCTTCAACACCATTATTTTTTACTAACTGCTTGAAAAGATAAGCATTCATATACTCCAATGCTTCTATGGTTTTCATCTTATGAGAAATGCTACTTAACAAGATCAATAAAAATATAGATAAAACAATTGAAATGACAATCCACATATTTACAACACCTCCAGTGCTATTGCTAAACACATTAATATAATTAATTCAAAAATGATAATAGCTATTACCATGAAACTTCAGCTCTGATTTTTTCAAAGTCACTTGCTGCCTCTACATCATTATTAGCCGTCATCATAATATATACTTGTTCAGTTACATACTTACCTAGCTCATACATTGCTAATAAGAATAATAGTCTTAATATTTGTTTAACCATCATTTACCTACCTTCTTCACTTCGTATAAGACTGGATATAAATTTAAAAAGTGTATTCTATAACCAATCGTTTTAACTTTTACTTTATCGCCTACTTTTAACCTAGCTTGTATGTCTGCGCTATCAAATTTCTTTTTGAATAATAAGTCAGAGTTTTCAATGACTTGCTTGTTGTCTAATACAATATAGAACTTGTCTTCTTTATCTTGTCTCTTATTATATTTATCTGTAATTGTCCCTTGATGTACTTCTTTGTTTTGGTAACTAGCCACTGTATAGATAGGCGATATGACAACAAGCATCAGTGCGATTACGCCGAATAATCGCAGTATTCCAGCAATAAAGATATCGAACCAATCCATATTTTTAAGTTTTTTAATCATCATTGTCATCTCCTGTATCAATCAAAAAAAGTACCTGTCTCAACATACTCTTTAACTGTTGTTCATTTAGACTGGCTAACATAGGGCTGTAAAATTCACTATCTTCATCTTTAACAGTTTTAATAAAACAGCCTTCAATCTCAGCTTTTTCTTCTGGCGTTCCATTTTTATACGTCTTAAATACCTCGGTGTGCTTTTCTGGTAATTTCATTTTAGGTGTATTAAACATTATTATCTCCCCTCTTTAATGATTTTATTTCTTTTCGAACAAAGAACCTAATACTTCTTCACTAGGTCTTTCGAATAAGGTCACTTTAGAATTATTAGTGTAGTAAACAATAGGTGTATTTTGTGACTCATATTTCTCTTTCGCTTCTTCTTTACTCTCTGCCTCAACAACTGTAAACCTTTGATTACTCTTAGCTTTAGTTATGTGTGTATGTTTACGTCCTGTTGAATCTTTGAATGTTGTGACTAAGTATTGCGTCACTTCCCCAAAACCTCCTTGACTCGATCTAAGATGTCTTTACACTCCGCTACTTCCGAAGCCTTTTGCTCCACGTTCTGAAACACTCTCGAATTCCTCCACTTGCTTTAGTTCAGGTGTCCATATAGGCACGATAACCAATTGAGCTAGTTTGTCGCCTTTATATATTTCGTAATAATCATTTATAGTAAAAGGTTTTTTCTTAGCATTATTTACAAAAGAATTTTCCATTTCTCCTTGTATATCAAAACACTGTTCGTTAGTTGTTAAATATACTTGTGCATCATTCTTGATATTAATCCCCAAATTACCATGATATCCCGCGTCTATCTTGCCTGTTTCAA